GTAGACGGGAAGCGCGGACAGCCCGGACACGGTCGCCCACGTCTCGGTGGCCTGGCCGAGCGCGTCGGTGGACTGCGTCGGGTTCTGCACCGAGGCGACGAGCCGCATCATGCCGTGGGGGACGTGGGCCATCAGCCGATCCCCTTGCCCATCATGGCGCAGATGTTGTCCCAGTAGTCGGTCTTCAGCGGCACGGTGTCATCCCCGCGCGCGGCGTTGAGCTGCGTCACGCGCTGGAGCACCGCCATCTGGAGGAGCGGGTGCAGCGTGTTGTTCCCGGCCGTCATCGTCAGGACGAGCGGGTACTCCAGGTCCGCCACGTCGAGGTCGGCGTACTGGATCCCGTTGATGGTGACGAGGCCAAGCCCGACAACCTGCTGGTTTGCGTTCGTGCAGGTGCAGACCGTGACCGGCTGCCGCTCCAGGCGGACGAGCTTCGTGATGCCCGTCGGCTCGGACGCGACGTACTGCGTGCGCGTGACCGGGTCCAGGCACCAGCCGGTGCGCTCCTCGAGCTCGCGCACCGTCGCGTCGTAGGCGATCTGGAGGTACGCATCGTCGCCCGTGTGGTAGACGCGCGCCGCATCCTTGATCGTGGACAGCGTGATCGGCATTCGTCCTCCTGGACGCAGAGGGGGCGGGCGGGGAGAGTGCCCGCCCCCTTGCGCTTCCGGGGGTCTTGCGTCAGGTCAGGGTGATGCGCAGCGCGGCGACCGCCTTCGGGCGGACCACCTTGCTGTTCACGAACACCATGCCCTGGAACTTCACGAGGCCGGGGGTGGTCACGTCATCCCGGAACATCGAGATGCCGCCCCACTCGCGGATGGCGAACGCCTCGCCGACGTTGGCGAACATCAGCGGCACCGAGTTGGTGACCGCCGCGGTCTGCCGGCCGGGCGCGTAGGGCGCGATGTACACCGGGCGGCCCATCAGCATCATCGGCGCCGCCTGCATGACGCCCGAGTCCGAGCTCGGAACGAAGAGCGGGACGTTGCTGCTGGACGTGTCCACCTTGAGGCTGGCGATGCGGAAGTAGGCGTCCTGGCTCATCACCCAGGCGGCCGACTGCCAGTACTCGGCGGGCAGGCTCTTGTAGCGCAGCTCCGTCAGGTTGGCGACCGTGAAGGCGCCGTCCCAGCCGCTGCCCGAGCCGTGCGCCGCGCTGACGGCGACCGACTTGTACGCCGAGTCCCACAGGAACAGGCCCGTGGGCTGGTTGCTGCCGGTGCCGACCGTGTAGCCCGACTCGATGCCGCGCGCGATCATCTTCTGGAGGTGCTGGATGACCTCCGCCTCGATGTCGAAGTCCGACTGCCGGACCACCCACTGGGTGAGCTCCGACTTCGGCAGGCCGCCGACGGGGTTGAGGTTGATCTCGGCGTGCGCCGCGTCGATGGCCGTCTGCGTCTTGTCGGCCTCGGTGGTCCAGAAGCTGGTGACCGCCGCGTCCGTCTCCAGGTTGTTCCGGCGCAGCGTGACGCTGCCCTTCACGCCCGTGCGGAGGTCGGCCAGGTTGCGCACGACCGTGTTGCGGTCGAGGTACTTCAGGATGCCGGCCTCGTAGATCTTCGGGACGAGGACGCCCGACGAGCTCGAGGTCGTGATGTCGCGGAACTCGGCCAGGCCGCGCGTCTCGGGCGCGCGCCCGCCACGGCACCAGTCGATGAACTGCTCGCGGTACTCGCCCGAGGCCGTCCACTCCGTGGAGCGCTTCTCGTTCTCGGTGGTGGCCTTCTCGACGGCCGCGTAGGACGCGAACCGCTCGCGGAGCTGCGAGGCACCGATGTGCTTCTGCATCTCCTCGATGTCCCGCTTGAGCGGCTCCAGCTTGTCCATGAGCTCGGAGCCACGGGCCTCCTGCTCGGCGGTCAGCTGCTCGCTGCCGAGGAGCTCGTTCAGTTCCTTGGACAGCGCATCGCGCTGCTCGATGAGGTTTGCGCGCTTCTTGAACAGGTCGGTGGTCTTCATGTGAGTGCCCTCAAACGCAGACGAAGCCTCGCGAGCGCGGGGCTGTAGGTGCGTGCTTCGGCGCTTGTCTGCGGGTAGGCGCCTGATTCGACGATGGAAACCTCGCGCAGGTCCACCTGCGTGAGGGTGCGCTCGGAGCCCTTCCAGGCGTCCGAGCGGACTACGAAGCCGAAAGACATCTCGGAAAGGACGCCGGAATCGACCAGGGCGTACACGTCCTTCGCCCGCTGGGTATCCGGCAGTTGGACATCGAAGGCCAGGCCGCGCTCGTCCGACGCGAGCTTCAGGCGCTGGCTCTTCGTGTTCGCGAGCAGCTCGCGCCGGTCATGGCCGACCAGCAGCGAGATGTTCCCGCGAAGGCTCTGGTCGAACGCGCCGCGCGCCACGCGCTCGGTGAACGGCTTGCCGCCATTGACGGTGCGCACGACGAGCGGGTGGCTCGGGGAGTCGTAGACGGCCGCGTAGCCGGTCAGGCGGTTGCCCTCGCGCTCGAAGCTGCAGCAGCGCGTCTCCAGTCCGTAAGACGTGGCCATCTCGCGCCTTCCCTTCGGGATCTTCTTTGCCTGGTCCTTCGGGTCGGATGAACCCTTGTAGACCAGCTCCTTGATGTCGGTCGCGCTGGCCTTGGTGGTCGTTCCGTCGGGCGCGGTGAGCTCGTACTTCGTCTGCCCACCCTCGAAGCTCAGCTTGCCGAGCTTGTAGCCCATCTGAGACAGAGCGGCCTCCGTCTCGTCCTTGTTCAGGCGCTTGGGGTCGGCCGGGAGCTTGACGTTGTGGCTCTTGGCTTGGCCGGAACCGGATCCGCCCTTGGCAGGAGCAGACGATCCGCCGGAAGACTTGGACGAGCCTCCAGAACCTCCGCCGCCACCACCGCCCTTGGCGCATTCGTTGCCGCTCTCAAAGCCATCTGCGCCGATTCCGCAGTTTCGGACCATCAGGTCAGGGTGCATCGTCTGCCTCCTGGTCCTCGTTGGTGTCGGTCGGTCCGACCGCTGCGGCAGCGCCGCCAGGCATCGACACGGTCGGTGTGTCCATGCCGGCGATGGGCGGCAGGCCAAGACGGCGGCGGGCGTCGTTGGGCGCGAGCACGCCTCCGAGCACCAGCTTCGAGAGCGCCATGCCGGCGTCGCGGAGGTTGCCGCGCAGCAGCACGTCGGTGTCGAAGCGCAGGAACTCGCCGGGCTGGAGGAGCTTGCGCTCGATCTCTGCGGACCAAACCGAGGTCCAGAGAGACAGGCCGCCATCGACGTAGGCGCGAGCCGTCTCGGCCTGGGATGCAAGCGCGCCGCCCCCCTGCTGGAACAGCATCTCTGGCGGCACCATGTACGCGCGGGCGATCTCCTGCACCGAGAACCGGCGGCTCTCCAGGTTGGAGGTCGAAGTCTCCTGGCTGATCCGCTCGGCCTTCATCCCCTCGCGCAGGATCAGCGGGCGGCTGGCGCCGTCCGGCTGCGCGTGCATGGTTTGCCAGGCGTCGCGGATCGCCTGCACCGCCTGGTCGCTCATGGCGCCGGGGTGGCTGAGGCTGATCTTGCCCGTCGAGCCCGTCTTGACGAGCGCCGAGTGCGCCGCGTCCTGGTCGGCCGCGAGCTGCATGGCCGGCGCGCAGGCGTCGAGGGGGGAGACGAACCACGCCGGGAAGTCGAGGTCCGGGTACGCGCCGATGTGCACCACCTGGTCGGCGGCGAGCTTCACGTCCTTGATGCGGTACTCGACGCCCTCGTCGGTGAACTGCGCCGTGGCGGCGCCATCCGGGATGGGCTGGAGCTCGGCGACAGTTCCGTCGTTCGCCCGCCGGATCAGGGCCAGTCCATTCCCGGAGGTGAGCGCGCAGCCCGTGACGAAGCGGCGGAAGTCAAAGCCGGATTGCCAGCGGCTGGCGTCTCGGCTCAGGAGCTGGGCGACCGGGTGGCCGTCGATGACGCTGCCGTCGGCGCGCTCCACGCGCACCGGCAGGCGGGCGATGTCAGAGGCCAGGAGCTGCACCGCGCGCACGACGGCCGGCAGGGTCGCCGGCGAGACGTTGCTGGCGGTGGTGCCGTTCTGCCACACCACGACGGTCGGCTTGACGGCGAAGATCCTGGAGAACCACGAAGGCACGCCCGCATGGAACGAATGTGCCCCGAGATGTCAAGCAGATTTCAAGAGAGTGGCACGATCACCCGATGGGGCAGGCACTGTTCGCGATGCCGCTCGCCTCGCGCACCTGGTGGTGCTCCATCAGGATGGCCGCCATGTTTCCGGCGACCACGGCGTCGGTGTTGCCCGAGCTGCGCCCCTTCACCGGGCGGATGTTGCCCACGTTGTCCTTCACCAGCCGCACGGCGTTGAGCGCCGCCCGCAGGACCGGATCGTCCTCGTAGCAGAGCTGCCGGCTCTTGAGGAGGTCGCCCCAGAGCTTCCACGCCGGGGCCATGGTGCGGATTGACTGATCGACCGGGACAATGGGCCAGCCTCGGTCCTGCCAGCGCTTGATGTCGCGCGCCTGGCTTGGGTGCGGGTCCACGCCGATCTTGCGGATGTCGTACCGGGCCATCAGCGCCTCGATCTCCGCTTCCACGACGGTCATGTCGTGGTACTCGCCGGGCATCCGGCGCAGGAACCCCTGCTCGCACCACTGCCCGAGGGGGTTGCGGCACCGCTTCTCGTCCAGGGCCATGTCGAGCCCGGCCCACCAGGAGACGTTCCGGGCGCGCAGCTGCGGCCCGTCCACGACCATCAGGCACATCGTGGTGAGGTCCAGCTGCGGGCCGTAGCCGCCTCGGGAGAGGTCCAGGCCGATGACGGCCGGCGCGCCCTGGAGGCGGGACCAGTCGCAGGGCTGCATCTGCCGCTCGAGCACCGACAGGTCCACGTCGGTCGTGGCGATCTCGTGGTAACGGCAGGCGAGCTGCGTCTCGAACTCCGCGATCTGCTCGGGGTCGCCCGACTGGAGCATGGTCCGCGCCGAGAGCTCCAGCTGCGTCGGGTCGATGATGGTGCCGAGCCCTGGGTGCGCCTTGCCCCACGTCGTTGGGTCGGCTGCCTGGTCATCCTGCTCGAGCCCGTAGAGCATTGGCCACCAGCCGGCCGGGTACGGGCTGCCGTCCGCGATGGACCGCTCCAGCTGGTCCCAGTAGCCCCAGATCGGGCGGGTCTTCTGCTCCGGGTCGGGGGTCGTGATGGCGAGCAGCTGGCTGGTGGCGAACTTGGCGAGGCCCGTCAGGAGCCGGCCGAACGCCTTGTCCATGCGGGCCACCTCGTCGGCGATGACCATGCGCGTGGTCAGGCCGTCAAGCGCCTTGTCAGTGCATGGAAGCGACAGGTAGCGGTTGCCGCCATGCACTACCCGGCCGGGATGGGATGGGTCAGTCCCGCCACGGACCTTCCACTCGTCCCCGCCAAGGTTGCTCGACATGGTCTGCATCCGCTCGAAGGTCTTCTGGGCCAGCCGCCCGTCGGGGGCGACCGAGCAGAACTCCAGCCGAGTCTCCGGGTCGCGCATGGCGGCCATCAGCAGGCTCGCCGCGAACTCGGTCTTGCCGTTGCCGCGTGCGACCGCGAGCAGCAGCGCCTTCGTCGCGGGCGTGTCCGAGCGCCGGCCGTCGATCACCCGCCGCCTGGCAAGCAGGACCATCGCCACCATGCACTGCCATGGCATCCAGACCAGCGGCTGCCCCGCGCCGGCCTCGGCGCCCTGCCCGCACTTCAGCGCGAAGGCGCGGGCGTCCTCGGCCCGCTGCTCGTCCCACCAGACCGAGTGCGCCGCCGGCTTCGACCGCTCCTCGAGGTAGCGCCGGCAGGCGTCGCGGATCCGGGCGTTGGCCGTTGTGGAGCCGTCCAGGACAGCCTCCGCGTAGGCGTCCGCCTGCTGCGCGCATAAAGGCGGCTTTGGGCGGTGTTTCCGCGCCCCTCTGGTTTTGACGG